AACTGAATTGACGTTACGTGAAATCCCTTGGCGCCTTTCCCATAATGTACGTCCACGCCCTTGGCCAGCGGTCGCTTCGTGTCTACCCCAAAGACGGAACGCACCACGGCCTTTTCCTTGAGGCCACGCATGGCATCGCCCGTCTTGATACGTAGCGTACTATTCCCTTGTACAAAGAGTGCTCTTACACGGTAAGGATTCCGTTCATGTTTCCAGGCTTCCAAGTATCTCTTGCAAGCACCCCATTTTTTATTGACGATATTATTTTCATCAATATCAATCCCGAGTACGAAAGATGCCTTGCTCCATTTGAATAAATCACCACCGCGTCCTACTGCAAAATCCAGAACGATATCTTTTGGTTTAATAATCGTTAAGAGTTGCGACTTGACATGATTATGAAAGTCACGTAGAGCGCTGCGGTCACGATTCTCTTCATAGTATTGATCGCTTTGGTAAGGTGACGTCAACATGTGTTCCGTAATGGGACGATGAATGGTGTACCAGTTACTGGCCGCTGTGCGGAACGCGTTCGGGTTCCGATTCTTCATTTTATCCCACCGAACACGCATAGGAATCCATCCCTTGTCATATCTACATTCTACAATCATGTTGGGTTCCAAGACTTCACGTAGTTCGGAATAAATGACGCCGTCCATGGATGGTACATGAGCCAAATGCGAATTTTCATCTATGGGTCCACCTATCTCGTTCAAAGGTTCCGTGGGTTTGAACAAGACGTGTTTGGAATCACGAGGTGGATCCGTTTCATAGCCTTGAAAGATACTTTGTTGCGGGTTGGCATCTACATCATACGGTCCAAATTGGACAAAGAGTTGAACGAGTTTATACGTATAGGGGTTGGCAGGATCGGCATTGATGTGATCCTTGTCTTCAAATTGAATGAGAAAATCAATGGTATTTTCTTCAGCTGGCTTCCATTTAAAGTTGAGATCCCACGTAATTTGTTTATCCTTGACAGTTTTATCCGTATCCGTCATGCCGACACCATAATCCATCGGTGTGAAAATGAGACCATCAATATGGTAAGGAAATCCATCTTCCTCGGTAGGTCGTTTTGACTTTTCCAAAAGTTGTTTACAGGTAGCTTGCGTGCATACCATGAATTTCTTTACATCTAACACAAAGGTGGCTGTTCTCTTGGCATTTAATTTATCAATAGCATCCTGTAGGCGACTGTATCGGTTATCGGCATCTTCCGTGACCAGAAAAGGTTCTGCTCTTACATCTTTCAGCACTTTGAGTTTGTGAAAATAAATGTCAAAGGCAAAATAGGCGTTGATACGTTCCTTGTCTCTAGAATGAATGACGTGTTCTCCATCCAGGAGAGTCCCGTTGTATCCTTCTACGACGCTACCCGTCCATTGGACTTGGAGGGCGCTACCCACAAGATAATAGATTTTATCTTTACAGACAAAGAGAAGTTTACGTTCTCCATCTGCCTTTTCAGTAACGGCATGTTTAGAATAAATGTTCATGGGACCGTGTAAATTATCTTCTTGAAGGGTCACTAAATTTGGACCAATGAACGCACCAGTGCTAATTTGTTTCTTGTATTCCGTCTTTACGTCTTGCATCTCCTTGAAAGAAATGGGATAGTACGATTCTTGAAGACCGCGTAGGGCAAAGGTAATCGCCTTTTCTAATTGTCCCGGTAAATTCTTCTTGTCTACGAACTCGGCTTCTATTTCGTAAGAGGGATCTTTCGTAAAGAGTGTATCTAGTGATTCGCTGGTACGTACGATGCTGCAATCGTAGTAAAAGGCGTGATCTTTGGACGTTAAGCGAACACGGTTCATGAAGCGGTAAGAAGATGGTTTCATGGAAGATACGGTCTGTTCTGATTCCGTCATGGTAGATTCTATACTGAGGGCAACCGTTGTCCACCAGTTGGCAATTTCATGTCGTGATACTTGTTTTTTTTTACTAAAAACGGGATTCACTAATTGCTGAGTTTTACAGTAGCGTTGAATGGCTTTGATCCCGTTAATTTCAATACGAATATTTTCCGTTGTTTTTTTGTACCCGATACGTAAGAGGTCTTTGCCAGTGGCGTCTTCCAAGATAAATCCAGATAAAAGAAGCCATTGAATGACGTGATTGTAATCTAATTTGTTCAATTGGTTTCCAAACCGTGCCTCCAACTCGTACGTATCTACGTCGGTATCTTTGGATTGACTATATTGTGTCAACGGTTCCATGTTATAAGTATAGGTTAATTCTTTTTAATCAATTTTTAGTCTATCTTTATACCATGAAACTATACATGGGAGCTTTATTGGTAACCCTTTTATTTTTTATCACTGCTATAGGAAAAAAGGTAAATGAACCGTTTCAAGTGACTAAAGAACGACCCGAAGTGTTGTTAGACCTTCCATTGCAACCCGTTGTGAAAGCACAAGATTTAAATTATGGTTCCTTGGTAAAGTACGAGTATAGAACACCCATGGCTTCTTATGAACAAGTAACGAACAATCGTAAATGGGAAACACCTGAAAATGGACGCGCTTTGTTTCCACCCATTAACGGTGCTACATTATACGCGATTTAAACGCACGGTTAAATAAATGAGAATGCCTCCCCATAAGGTATCCGCAATAAAGAGGTAAAGTGGCCATCCCCTGAACACGGCATAATTTGTACCTTCATAAATACCATAGACGCATGCACCAAGCAAGAACGCATCTAGGTCTGATACGCGGTACTGGATGAGTTTATACACGAGTAAGGTAAGACAAACGTAAACGAACGCGGCGGGTAGGTACCGAATCCGTATCGGTCCCTGGATACGTTCTAGGACTTGTTTAAAAAAGGAAGAATGGATGCCTAAATAGATTCCGTCCAAAATGAGTAAAGTAAGAATTATTTTCCACATACTATAATATGGCAGATTTAGCTGAGGCGTTGGCTGGATTAACTTTAAAAAGAAGCAACTCAAATGTTACTATGAGATCTCCTCCTATGGACAATGCAATTGCCCAAGGGGTGGATTCGGTGGATTCTTCTCCATATGTACGCCGTACTGGATTAGCGGAAGGACTTCCAAAAACGATCTTTTTATTGGTGAGTATGCATGGTGCACGTTTAGAAACTATGCCATTACCTGGTGATTTACCTGAAAATGAAACATATGCTTATGCTCCGGGTGAATGTCCGATACTTAAGGTATCTACTCTTGCTCAATTAGCACGTATTGAAAAATATAGAACCCTACCTGTAGATAAAATTGTAAGCGGATATGCTGCAGATGTTCCTCCTGCAGAGAAACGTAAAATAGGTAGATATTCAGTATTGTATGATCAGCATTATCAATGTGATGCTTTGAACAATCCAAATGTATTTTCCAATGGAATTTTTCTACTAGGATCTACTTTTTTAGACCCTAGCGTATTTGATCCTGTTGAACTTGGTGATAAAATGCCCGTGGAATATCCACAGTTTAGTCCTGCACTATATGAACCGAAAAGTGCTATGGAATTACAAAAAATAAATTTAATTAATATACCTGTGTTGGAAGATTTATCAGTTCGCATTACTGGAGAAAAATTTGCACTAGAACACAATGCGTCTGATCCATATTTTGTGATAAATACCAATGATACTGGTATACCACATTATTTTGATTCAAAATTATCACATTATTTAAGATATTGTCAACGATTGGGTGCAGAAAAAGTGGTACTTATAGATGAAACGTGTAGAATACGTAGTTTTAGACAAGGTGTTGCAGCTGAGGAAAGAGAGGCTGTGGTAGGTCCTGGAACATTGATATCCACACCATATGCCCCTGGCGCAATGAGAGAAAAAAAAGGTGATTACGGCGGAAGAAGAACTAAACGACGAACCAGGCGAAGACGCTCACGTAGGTTTCATAAGAAGTCTTAATTTCTTAATCTCTTCCAGTAAATCTTTTTGTGTCATGATTTTCAAATAACACCGTAAACATGCCCATACATCAATCATGGAATTATGTAAATTAGAGGGTGTTTCTTGAAATAAATGAAAATGTAATTCTTTCAAGGTTGGCCACTTGGATTTTGGTAAGGCGCATATCTTGGTGGTCGTCTTCATGGTACAGTACGTTGGCTTATCCATGCAAAAGGTGATGCCGTGACGAAAACATTCCGCTTGTATCATGTGTATATCAAAGTCAATGTTATGACCAATGAGGAGATCGGCCTGTTTCATACATTCTTCAAAAATGGGAAAGATGAAAGAAAAGGAATATCCAATTTTTTGATTCATGGACGTTGTGATTCCATGAATGTGATCGTTTTCAATGGGAACTTTACACTGAATGACGTAATCGTATTCACTGTACTTGTACGTATCGGTATCAAAGAGGACAAAACTCCATTGAACAATATAAGGCCAATAGTCTACCGTTTCCGGTAACAATTTAATAGAGGGAGGTTTATTGGTAGTTTCGGTATCAAAGATGAGAAGACGCATTTTATGGTTTTTGTTCTTGGATGCAAATCAATTTTATATCTTCTAAAGATATGTGGATTCTATTATGGGTCGTTCTTTTAGTTATCTTTTTAGTGTTTACTCTACGAAAAGGTGTCCCCGTTTTGACCATGCAAGAGTTTCGGTCTACGAAGTATAAAACACCAGCCGATTATTATTATGATTTTAGGGCTAGTTTAGGTGTATTTGAGGGATTTACAATGCCAGGCGTACGGTATATTAAAATTATCAATGCATCGCAGCCTAATCCCACGTATATTCAGATACAACAATTAATGGCGTATGATTCTCAAGGTACAAATGTGGCCTTGAATAAAACGGCCACTGCAAATTCTTCTTACAACAATGATTATTTACCTCCAAATGCAGTAGATGGTACAAGTTCAAAATTATATCATAGTGCTCATCCACCTACCGCAAATGATTTTTGGATGGTTGATTTAGGACAAGAACACACGTTAAGTAAAGTGACCTATACCAATAGAAAAGACTGTTGTCAAGAAAGAATCATCGGATGTACGATGATTTTAATGGATGCCAATCAACAAATCTTGGAACAATTTACCTTTACCTCTAGAGATGCAACCCAAACCTTTATTCCAATGATTTCGGGAGCCACTGGCGCTACTGGACCTCCAGGTGCTACCGGTCCTCCAGGAGCCACTGGACCAGCTGGTGCTACTGGTCCTCAAGGTGCTACTGGTGTAGGTTTACCTGGCCCATCTGGGCCGACAGGTCCCGCCGGAGCAACCGGTGCCACTGGCGCGAGTGGTGCGTCTGGCTTAACAGGCGCAACTGGTGCAATTGGTCCACTCGGAGAGCGTGCTGTATTCAAAGGCGATAACATTGGTGTTTACACTGGACCCAACGGTACATTTGTAAAAGGTCCTAACGGAAATATAGTAGGGTTAGATTCCACTATTAAAATTGGTGGATGCTCTGCTACTGAGTACGGCTGCTGTCCTGACAACGTAACTGCAAAGAATGCTACCGGCAGTAACTGCTTAGTCGGCGGTTGTTCCTCTACCCAATACGGATGCTGTCCCGATAATGTCACCGCAAAGAATGCTACCGGAAGTAACTGCCCTATTCCAGCTCCTAGCTGCGCTACCTCTACGTACGGGTGCTGTCCTGATAACGTCACCGCTAGAAATGCTACTGGAATAAATTGTCTCCCCACACCAATAGGTGGTTGTGCTGGAACGCAGTACGGATGCTGTCCCGATAACGTCACTGCTAGAAATTCCACTGGTAGTAACTGCCCTATCACGCCCACACCCACACCCACTCCCACTCCCACGCCCACACCC